ATTGAGTCAGAAACTTAATGGTTCAAGACCATCAATATACAAATAAAATAAAAGATGAATAAAGAAACAAAATTTAAAGTGGGAGACAAGGCTCACAAACCAAAAGGTTATAAATTTCCTTGCACAATCGTAGGTGTATTTGAAACAATTGCTGGTGAAGTCCGGGTGATTGGTGAAATGGATGAATATGGATTACTACATATCTTCAATGAAAATCAATTGGAACATTATGGTAAAGACGAACCAGACTTATTGAATGAGGCTTATAAGAACTATTGTCTGTCCTATAAAGATGGACATGAATTTTATGAGGATGAAACAGTCAAACGTTCCTACACGCAACAAGAATTTATCAACAAATGTAAAACAGATACAGAGTTCTCTGAAAAGTGGGGACTAACCATTGAAGAACGAGAGTTGAGTAATGATGAAAGAAAATCAATTTACGAAAAGGAATATACTGATGGTGTTGAAGTCCCAAATAACAATTGGTTAAATTCAAAATTAACGACAAGAAACATCCCAACCAAACTAATCACAATAACATACAACGACAAAAAAATAGAAAGTTATGAATAAAGAACAACTAATTGGAAAAAAATTTACTTTAGATTTAGGGTCAACTCCTGTTGAGATAGTTGTAAATGATATAACTGAAAATAAGGTGATTGTTGAATATCTAAAATCTACACCTGGTAGGATAGAAGAATTCACTATATCAGATTTTGAATATTTTGCAATGATTAAATTAGAAAGTTATGAATAAAGCGGATAAATATTACATTCAAAACATCCAAAAAATTATGGAAGAAGGTTCTTGGGATGAAAATCCAAGACCAAAATACGAGGATGGAACACCAGCAAACTCAAAATTTATTACAGGAGTTTTTGAAGAGTATGACATATCAAAAGAAGAATTTCCAATTCCAACATTAAGAAATACTGCAATTAAAACCGGTATTAAAGAAATTTTATGGATATACCAAAAACAAACTTCATCATTGAGAGTTGCTCGTGAAATGGGTATTAACTGGTGGGAAGAATGGAATATTGGTGATGATACAATCGGACAAAGATATGGTGCAACAATCGGAAGATACAATCTAATTGATAGATTATTGGTAGGTTTAATTGATGATCCGTTTGGTAGAAGACATATCATCAATATGTTTCAGTATCAAGATTTATTTGAAACAAAAGGTTTATTTCCTTGCGCATACGAAATACTATTCTCGGTAAGAAAAAATAACGGAGAATTAACTATTGATATGACACTAATCCAACGTAGCAACGATTATTTAGTTGCTGGTTATATTAACAAAATCCAATATACGGCACTTTTAATGATGGTTGCGGGACATTGTGGTTATAAAGTTGGTAAGTTTTGTCATTTGGTTCAGAATCTACATATATACGATAAACATTTTGATGGTGTTTCAGAACTATTAAACAAGGAACCATTAGACACACAACCAAAGTTAATTTTAAAGGAAAATAAAAACTTCTACGACTATACAATTGATGATTTTGAGATTACCGGTATTGACGGTATAACTAAAATAAATTCAAAATTAGAGTTGGCAATTTAAACTTTTTTGGTTTTAATAGATATTTATATGGTAAGGAGGTAATACCATATGATTATTTATAAGACAACAAATTTAGTAAACCAAAAATTTTATGTGGGTAAGGACACAAATAATAACCCTAACTATTATGGTTCAGGTAAAAGGTTAAAACTGGCAATTAAAAAATACGGAATTGTGAACTTCAAAAAAGAAACTTTAGAAGTTTGTAACACACTAGAGTTACTTAATGAAAGAGAAAAATTTTGGATTAAAGAATTAAAAGCAATCACTGAAGGTTATAACATTTCATTAGGTGGTGATGGTGGGGACACTATTTCTAACAATCCAAGAAAATATGAAATAGGTAGGGCTCATAGTGAAAAAATGAAAGACCCTAAAGTGAATAAAAAAAAAGGAACAAAAGTTATTAAATTAAAAAAACGAGATGATACAAATTGGGTAAATCCACAAAAAAATAAACCGTGTCCATTGAGGGGAAAACCATCAGGAAGAAAAGGAACTACCAATTCAAAACATTCAGAATGGATGAAACAAAATAACCCATTCAAAGGTAAAACACACACTAAAGAAGTTAGAGAATTATTAAGTAAAATAAATTCAAAACCAAAAAGTGAAGAACATAAAAGAAAAATATCAGAAACTTTAAAGGGTAATAAACCTGGTAATATGAGAAAAGTTATTGTTGATGGTATTGAATATGAAAGTTTAAGTTTTGCGGCAAGACAGGTGGGAATACCAACATCAACGATGAAAAATAGATTAAAATCACCAAAATTTGACAATTACAAATACAAATATTAAATTATGATTGAATTAAGAACTGAAATAATAAATGAAGCTAACCAAAGAGTTTTATTTGGTAATAGACTTATTGGTTATTTAATAATGGATGTTGATGGATATTATTATTTTGATCATACCACACAGGAAAATGGATTTTGGACATCACATTCATTAAGAATGATTGCGGATCTATTGGACGATATTAATAAACCCCATGACGATAAAATAAAAGAATATTTTAAAAACGAATTATGAGAACAAAAGTATATTCAGCATTCCCTGGTGTAGGGAAGACAACTTATTTTAACACCACAGAAAAAAACGTATTGGATAGTGATAGTTCAAAGTTTGATAAGAAACATTTCCCTGACAATTACATTGAACATATTGAAAGAAACGTTCAGGATCCTAAAGTTGATAAAATTTTAGTATCGTCACATAAAGATGTTAGAGATGCCATGTTGAAAAAAGGAATTCCATTTGTATTGGTATATCCAAACAGAGATATTAAAGATGAATACATCCAACGTTATAAAGACAGAGGAAACAATGATTCGTTTGTTGACTTATTGGAAAAAAATTGGGATAATTGGATGGACGAGATGGATGGAATGGAAGCCCCAAAAGGACAAACTTTATATAAAGTGAAATTAGGTCCAGGTCAGTACTTAACAGATGTTATAGATTAAAATTATGTCAACATTAAAATCACAATACAAAAATTATTTATTTGAAAACCAAGAGTCAAAGATGACTTTTGAGGAATGGGAGAAACAGGTATTTGAACCTAAAATTAAAAAATTTATGGAAAGAGACACATCATGGGATGATCCTGTAATGTCAGATGGGGATTTACCACAAACAAACAAAACAAAATTCCAAGTTGGAGACAAGGCGGTTAAATTAAAAGGATATAAATTTCCTTGCACCATTGTATCGGTATTCAAAACCGTAGATGGAAATGTGAGAATCGTTGGAGAGATGGACGAGTACGGACTTCTACATATCTTCAATGAGGATCAAATAGAACACATAAAATAAAAAAATTAAAAAAAAATGACAGAAAAAATTATATTAAAAGAAACAATTACAAAAGGAAAACCTGAGGTAGAAAGTAAACCAAAGAAAAAATATTATAAACCTAGAAAGAAAAGAGAAATAATTGAAGTGGATATTAAAGACTTAGATCTAAATCATGTTTATAAACAAAATGATGGTATTAAATTACCCAAAAAAATAGGTAAATATTGTATTGGTGCGGATGATGGTTTTTGCATCCATTTTTATAAAAAACCAAATTGGTTACATAGAAAATGTATGAAACTATTTTTAGGTTGGAAATGGAGTGATTATACCAACAAATAAAAACAATGATAATTCATATTACTCCGGACGAATTTGAACCTGAGTTCCAAGATCCTTGGAAACAGGAACTTATTAAATCACCAATGATTGATTATGCGACAAACGCAATACATGGATGGTTTGAAGGTAAAGATGTTATAATATTTAAATTCAAAGATTATGGATTTATTAATGATAATAGGTATAGTACTCGTGAGTTATCTGTCGGTGCTGCTGGCATAACATTATTAATAAAAAAAAGTAGAGACTAATTAATGGGAGATAAAAAACCTGATAACTATGTTGAGAATCCTGGCATAATGCCGTATGGTACAGACTTAGGTGCTCCGTCAATTAGACCTGAGAATATTGAAAATTGGAAGAACTCCAAGATCATTAAAGTTAATAAAGAGTTTTCAAATAGGTATGAGTTTTTAAAAAAACAATATGATGATTTGATTGAAGAATTCAAATGGAATGATATGATTTATGAAAGTAAATTTAATTTTGAACCTGTTGTTGGTGAAACTTATCATTTATACTATGGACAAAATGGTAAAAAATTTCTATCTTTAATTGAACCGAATCAATGGAACAAAGAACACATTGGTACGTTTACATTAAACTTTGATAATAAATGGATAAAGATATGAATAACAGGGTTGAATTTTTTGGTGATATATTTAAAGGGATTGGTTTAGGTCTAACATTTGGATATGAATATAAACTTTTAGTATGTTCAGCAACATTTTTATGTTTTAATTTTTATATTGAGGTATATTTGGGAAAAAAGTAGTATATTTGTATTATGAAATTAACTATCATATCAGACACTCACGGAAAACACAAACACGTACACCACGATTTACCTGGTGGTGATTTGTTGTTACACGCAGGTGACATCAGTTCTATGGGTTACGAACACGAGATTACTCAGTTTGCTGCTTGGTATGATAAAATCGTAACCTATGATCATAAAGTATTTATTGCAGGTAATCACGATTGGGGATTCCAAAACAATGTTGAAAAAGTCAAAGGTCTTTTGACAGGTTACAAAACTATTGAATATATTCAAGATGAGTTAATAACCATCCAAGATGGTGATGGGCCTGAGATTAAAATTTGGGGATCTCCTTGGCAACCTGAGTTCTACAATTGGGCTTTTAACTTACCAAAAAATGGTGAGGAGTTAAAGGCGGTATGGGATATGATACCTGAAGGAATTGATATCTTAATTACTCACGGACCGGCTTGGGGAATATTAGATAATGTTGAAGGTAACCGCAATGTTCACTTGGGTTGTGAATTACTTGGAGAGAAAATAAAACAAATTAAACCTAAGATCCACATCTGTGGTCACATCCATACAGGACACGGACATTACTTTGATGGTCACACACACTACTTCAATGCGTCTGTATTGAACGAGCAATATCTTTATTCTAAGACACCTTGGAATATTGATTGGGATCCTATAACTAACGAAATTAAATTTTTATAATGGAACAACCAAGAATAATCAACAACAGAATATTCTACGATGAGAGAGGATCATTTAGTCCTCTTTCGTTGTTTGAATTAGATAAGGAATGGAAACAAAGTAACATTAGTATGAACCCAAAAAAGTTCACATTAAGAGGATTACATTATCAAAGTGGTGAAACTGCTCAGTCTAAATTAATAAAAGTAATTAATGGTAGAATTTTAGATTTTGTTGTTGATTTAAGAATACCACTTATATTATACAATAACTGTCAATTTTTTGAAATGAAAGAAGGTGATGAATTAATTGTACCAAGAGGATTCGCACATGGTTTTATAACGTTAGAAGAAAATACTGTGGTTCAGTATTTGGTTGACAATGATTATAATCCAAAAACTGAAGGATCTTTATTATGGTCATCATTTCCTGAGATTAAAAATGAAATATTAAAGTTAGATGGCACGTTTGATATTTCCAACATAATTATATCCCAAAAGGATTTGATTGAAAAATCATAAACTTTGATATATTTATTAATAAAAAACTATGGAAAAAGATTTAACAGAAAAATTGTTTGAAGAATTAAAAAAACAAGGATTGTACGAACAAGAAGATACTATTGAAGATGAAGATGATGAATCTGAAGGAAGTAATGATCAGTTTTGTGAAATAATTTGTAAATTATTACATTCACAAACACAAGTACATATTCTTCATTTACAAACAACTTCATATTCTGAACATAAAGCCTTACAAGGATATTACGAAGGTATTGATGGTTTAGTTGATGGTTTAGTTGAATCATATCAGGGTAAACACGGTTTACTTAAAAATTATAAAACTTTTGATATGGTTGATTATAAATCAAATGATCAATTATTAAAGTACTTTAAAGAGTTATTAGAAATTATTTCCGATAACAGAGATTCCGTAAAAGAAAGTTATTTACAGAACCAAATTGATACGATAGAAGAGTTAATAAACTCTACTCTTTACAAATTAAAATTCCTTAAATAAATGAAACAATCAGTGTTATCTGAAAATGAAGAAATATCTTCACAACACGAGGATATTGATAGTAAATTGTTTTATTTCTTAATGAGAAGACTTAAGGTTAGCCAACGAGAGTTAGGTAGTAATTTGGGTGATTATAAACCATTAAAAATTAAGGAATACAAATTTGAAGGATTCCCTGGTTATGGTTTTACAGATTATGTACCAAAAAAAAGGATGGAAACAAAAATCATTGAGATGTTATCTGAAAACGATATAACCGATTATATTTACGATATGGATGAACAAAATCCTGAAAGAGTTAAAATTGTTAAAACAATAAGAAAATTTTTAAATTTTATGTTGTCAGATCAAAAATAAATTTGTATATTTGTAGAAGTATTAATTTAAACAAAAAATAAAAAAAATGGGAAAAGTTTCAAAAAAAGGTCGTTACATTTGTAAAGTTGGGTTTTTAGATGTTTATGCTGCAGATTCAATGAGAAAAAAACCAGGTAGAGGCGATAAAAAAGAAGTTGGTTCAACTATGTATCAAATCTTACACGGTAAGAATATTAAAGAACGTGGAATGAAAACAAAAGACATAGCTATTGAGAAAGCTTTGGTGTTGTTAGGTGATAAGAAACTTAACTACGGATTATAAAAAGAAAGTCGGACTCAGATCCGACTTTTTTATTTATTATAAGTTATATTAACCATTATATTTTGAGATACATCTCTTCCTAACATTTCTGTAAATGATCTTTCAAAGTAAGAGGTAACTGATGTCTTTAAATATTCTTTTGTGACACCAACCATATTATCTGTAAAGAAATCACCAGCTTCTCTATCTATCTTATTGTTATTTATCTTATCAACCTTATTAATGTTTATATCTACCTCAGGCATTTTTTCATTAAATCTTACACCTGTATAATAGAATGAAAGTTTTAATCTTGGAAACCAA